GGGTTGAACTCGAATATTTTAGCATGTTCCTGGTGCTGTTTGTCAATGACGATTTTTTGGTTGGTCCAACTGAAGTGTCCTGTGTATATGCCCTTGTCAAGTTCCTCATCATATGTCGCCGTGTCTGGCCTCAACCACCATGGGTCAAACTGGCTGTATTCTGCCGAGAACCAGTCGGGCCTATCTAACAGTATAAGCTCTTTGCTGTCCTTGTCAACCGTGTAGGTAATACCATCTCCCTGCCACGAGCTCAGTGCGATCCGGTCTATGATTATCTTGCTGTCCAGTATACTGTTGGCTTTACAAAAACAAACTGCGGCCACGATTTGGTCATAGGGCGGTCTTGGTAATTCAATGAACCTGTTGGTACTGTTTGATCTTAGTACGGAATAAAGTTTTTCTTCACGCCAGGTGGTTATGGTGTTGGCCAACACCTGTTCAAAAAGATTCTTGAGCCTGTCGAAGTACGCTGTCTGTTCCTTGAGGTCTGCTGTGTGTGGTGTGAGGTGCAGTTCCACCGAGTACTCGTTGGGAAACAGTTCTCCATCAACTATGATTATGCTCTTGAATTTAGTCTTCCAACTGAAACTGTTTGACATCTAGATTACTTACTAGTCGATGTTTATGAGGTCACCAATATCTGGTTCATTCCTTAACTTCTTATTGTTCTTGTGCCATTCCTCTATTCTTCTCTCTCGGATCGCGTTCTGATAGGTTACCAATGCTTGTTGTAGGTTGGCCAACATCTCAGGATTCCTTCCCCTCCTCGCGATCGCTACCTTCCGGGACAACTCCTTGATACGTTTGGAGATGTCTTCCTCACTCATGTTTGCTATTTCTTCTTGTAATGGATGGAAGTACATGGTCCTCCTTTAGTTTTTAGGCGTACTGTTTGCCCAGTTGGTGCATCAGCACCGTTGTGCCAGCGTCCGGTGACATGAATTCGTACAAAACTCTACCTAGGCCAGGACTGATTTGGTCTGATGTGCCGTCACTTCCGTACACATTGTCTGCCTTGACCACTGCTGTTGGGAAAGTCAATGTAGAAGCTGATGGTGATACTGTAAGATCAAGTATCATCCTGCCTAATGCTCCCGATGGGAAATTTAAAAAAGCGAAAGTGGTATCCGCCGTGATTGTGGCAGTTTGGTAATGACCATTGTTGTGGTTCAGGGTGATAGATCCACTTGACACTGTGCCATGCGCATACACCGTTTCAGATGTGTTTTTGAATTTAGCTCTCAGTATTTCATTGTTAGCAAAATCGCTAGATGCGTTCAATGACGCCTTGTTGGTCTGCAGAGCCTCTATCTCGCTCTTGGCGTAGGTGAAGTTGTTCTTAATGCCATTGAAGTTGTCCCTGAAGCCTTGTGAACTGTTGTCCTGCCCGGCCTTTGGATATGTCGCGTCTATGTCACCTGGTACTATGCTACTTGCCATTAGAATATTCCTTTGTCTCTAAATTTGAGATATTTATCGTTGCTTCTCTCTACCCTTATCATTGTGCCCGCCGTGGGCACTTCTTTGGTAAAAGTTATGGTTGTGGTCCTGTTGGTAGTGTCGTGGGTCAGCTCTATGCCATACTCATGATCCGATGATCTCAGTGTGTTGTCCGCGGTCAGCCAAACAGGGTCTATGCTGTTGTCAGCGGTCACACCTTCTCCCACGTACACCTGATCAGAGCCTTCCAGCACCAGGATGTCCTGCTCATGCACTATTTCGTTAAGTTGGAAAGTGGTGGTCGAACCATCTGCCGTGAATTCCTCTGGCGTCACCGTGCTCTTGCTTACAACGTACCTGTCTATGGTGAATGCTATGTTCTTGAAATCCAGTTGTTTGTCTTGGATCCTCTTCTTGACCAATGCCGATGTGCCTGGCTTACAGTATGCTATGGGCACGGCCATCACGTAACCCAAGGGAGCCAGATCTCCCACCTGTGTGGTTTTCATCCACAGCGGCAGGTAGTCCCATTCCTTGTGTCCTAGGCTCTTCATCCTTGACCTCATGTTGGCCACGGCATTTGGATACAGGGTCTCCATGGCACCAAGGTCGGCCGAAAGTTGGTTGGCGTATCTTACTTTGGAGCCAGAGGTCGAAAAACTCAATCCACCGTCCGTGGTCACTTCATAGTCAACGTAGTCCGCGGTGGCGTTCATGCTGGAGGCCCTTGGACCCAGAAGGGGTTTGACCACTGCGTCTCTTACTTTGATCGAGCTCGACACGGCGACCCCGTCGTTGTTGACCAAGTTGTCTTTGATCTCGATGTATACAACCTCATACTTCGTAGTGGAACCTTCCTTGGCCACCGCTGTCTTTATGTCACCAAAGTACAGTGTTTTAGGAGCATGGTTCTGTTCCATCTGTTGCTGGAATGTGGTCAGGGTCTGTGCCTCCAGTCCTGACATCATCAGCATTTCTGGTTTTAACCTCATGCCGAAGCTCGTATCTTCTGGCCTGTAGATGTAGTCGGGTGAATTGATGTTGGGATCCTGGGCGATGTTGTAAAATATGTTTTGGTCTATGAACGAGGTTGCGTGTCCCTGCATGTTGCCGTACTCGGTCTGTGTGTATGGTATGTTGACGTTGAGTGTGAATTCCTTTGACGTGGCCGCTGACTGGTACTGATCACTTACTGTGACCGTGAAAGTGAAAGACCTAGTTGAGTCGGTGAAGTCACTGGGATCGATCGTTCCTATGAGGTTTCCCTGTTGTGACAGCGTTATCCCGGCGGGTAGGGATCCGGATGTCACGGAGTAGCTCAGCACCCTATTGGTCTCTTCTGCCACGGCCTCTATGGAAAGTATGCTTGGAATGTCTGCGGTCAATGTGCCTATCACAGTCGGTGTGGTGAAAGCGATGCCTATGTCTATCTCGCCTATGACCTTCATTGTGAACTGTTGATCTGTGAAGACATTTACCCCCGTGCTGACCACCCTGTTGGCCCTGACTGTGAATGTGTGGTCCACTTCCACGGCGGATTGTGTTGGCAGAGTGCCGTATATTTCGCCTGAGTTGATGTCTATCTGTAGTCCCGTGGGCAGTGAACCTGATTGTATCGAGTACTCAAGGTCTGCCTGAAGTGGGTCGAAATCCTCCACGTCTATCTTTATGACAACATTGTTGTCATGCCTGAATGTGCCAAGGTCTGACCCCGTCCTGAACACCGGACGCCTGTTGGCGCTGAGGTCCATGGTCAGCGGTGAACCGTCTATCTCAGTGGCGTCTATGGTTATGGCGGTGTTTGACACCCTCCAGAAGTCAGCGGAGTACACGAATATGGAGTTGTTCTGCTCAATGAAACTGGTACCGTCAGATACCCTGACTATGAAGTCGAAATTCTTGCTGATGCTCTTGGTGGTCACTGTCTTATCATACACCACATCATCGTAGTCCTCGTTGCTGGCATCATAACCTCCACGTTCTCCGAACCTCTGGTCATCGGTCAGTTCCACTATTCCTGATATGAGTCCGCTTTTGCTCATGGTGACGCCCGGAGGAAGTTCGCCCTTGACGATCTCGTAGACCAAAGTCTGCCCTGCTTCCGTGTCCGTATCCGTTGCCTGCATCTGGAATGAGATGCTTGATCCATCTATGACCCAGTACAAGCCAACACGTGTGGAGTCATCCAGTTGCAGTTGTCCCGATGCTGTGGTGAAGGTGGGCGTGTCACTGCCCTTGACGTCTAGTGAAAATGTCCTGTCTGTGATCTGGGCACCGGACGTGGCTCGCACGACGAAGGTGTAAAGAGTTCTCTTGGCAACCTCGGCCGGTGTGCCCGTAAGCAGGCCGTCTGTGGTCACCCTCATTCCTGGGGGTGGACTTCCTGCGATCACTGAGTAAGTTATGGCCGTAGAGTCACTGGTGTTCGCTTCCAATTGTAGCGAATATGCCACCTGTTCGTCTATAGATGCCAGTTTTCCTGCCGTGGTAGACCACACCGGTGTTGCCATTAGAACTTACTCCTTACAAGGGTATTTATTGGCGATCAGTGGCTAGAATTCTGCGTACGGATCCAGTGTTCTCGGTGCTGTCGTAGACGTTCTCGTTCCACCTTGTCTGACTCACGTCGTATGGCGTCATCCAATCTGGTGATCTCTGATCTGGGCGATCTGTTTTGTCTGCCCGTGTGGCGTTTCCTCATGTTTTTTTACCAGATTACTATGCGTTGTAGAACGGTATGATCCTGTCAGCCCCGGCTATCTTGATCTTCAGGTATCCCACTGGATTGGCGGTCAACGCGGATGCGGCACCATTGGCACCTATGGTGCTCTGTGTCGCTGTATTAAAGTCCACAACACCTGTTCCCTGTGTGCTGATGGATATGTCACCGTTTGACGTGTCATTCTGTAGGGTGTCGGTCCTCACAGTGGTCGCCTGTATCAGGGTGATGTCAGCATCACTGGCAATGATCTTCTTCTGGAATGTGATGTTCTGTCCTGTGGCGGCGTCTATCGTCATGCCTCCCGTGATGGACGATATTGTGTTACCATCCATTCTCAGGTTGTCTGCGTTCAGTTGTCCCGTCACAGTGGCAGTGCCCGTGATGTTGGTCGGGCCTGTTAGATTGATCGCTCCAGTGCCTGATGGGTCTATGTCCACGTCTCCGTTGGTGTCAGTGGTGATGCGGCCCTGTGCTGTGATGTTTAGGTCTCCCACGTTCAAAGAACCTGGGGTCAGTGATCCGGAGATGGTTTGATTTCCTGTAGTCGTGATGTCCGCTGTTGACAATGTCCCCGACACTGAAGCGTTACCTGTTATGTCAGTGCTGGTGGCAGTGAGTTTGATGTCTCCCGTGCCGCTGGGATCAAGTATAAGGTCCGCGTTAGATGCAGATGATATGATGTTGTCATTCAATGTTATGTTGTCCACAGTCACGTTGCCGGTCATAGTGGCGCCGTTTATGGTGGGTGCGGTCAGTGTCTTGTTCGTCATGACCTGTGTGTCAGTCAGTGTCGCCACTGTACCTGTGTCTATTGCTATGGTAACTGTGTTGCCTGAGCCCGAGGTGTTAATACCGTTGCCTCCAGAGAACTGCATGACCTCGTCGTCAAGATCTATGCTAAGTGCTGTGGAATCGTCTGTTGAGAAGTCAAGATCCTGCGCAGTGTTTTGTGCGTCGATGTAGGCCTTGATAGACTGTTGTGTGGCCAATGCCGTGGCCGAATCTGATCCCATCGCGTCCTCGTCCAGAATGGCGGTCACTGTTGCTCCTGATGTCAAAGTCAGTGAAGTGCTTAGGGTCGCCGCACCACCTATGGTGGTAGCGCCTGACACGTTCAGTGTGCCTGTAGTCTGTATGTTCTCTGCCACGGTGATCTGTGTTGAGTCGTTGGAACTGATTGTGCTTCCGTTTATGGTCACTGATCCCAGATTGATGTTTCCTGTGCCGTTTGGTGTCACAGTGATGTCACCATTGGTGACTCCCGTGGTTATCGCGAAGTTGTTGACGTTCAGATTGGCGTCCAACGTGTTTATGTCGTTGTCCAGACCATATAATTCTGTGAAGTTGTCGTTTATCTTATCAAATGCTGTTCTTAACGGATCACCCGTGCCGTCATTGGCAGTTGATCCTATGTTGATGGTTTGTTTGGCCATTGGTGTAAATCTCCTGGTTTGTAGGTATATTTAGCAAGTATTCTATAAACCTAATGTGATTACTATAGGTCTATCAACATTCTCTGGAACTTGAACACAGTACTGTCACTGGTTATGTTGGTGGCCAATAATCTCACGTCACCGTCGTTGATGTCTGCCGTGAAAGTCGCCAAAGGTTCCGTGTGATTTGTTGTCGATCCAAACACCGTGATGAATGCTTCCGTCGTACTGTCTGCGCTCGGCCCGTGCACCACGTTGCATTCCACTACCTCAAATCTACTGTTTGTAGAATCAGACATGGAAATATAATATTTTGCACTCCTGTAAGTTCCAGACGCAAAGGTATCTATCACACTTGTTGCCGAAGATGCCACCGTGGTAGTGTTGTCGTTAATGTCAGAATGATTTAATGTTGCAGATGCCGTGGCGAAACCAAGATTTCCTGATCCATCTGTTTTGAGAAGTTGGTTAGCCGATCCATCTGCGGTAGGCATGCTCAGTCCATTGACCGTGACTGTTCCTGTTCCTTCACCTGTGAGCTCGAGGTCGGCATTTGATGTTGATGTGATTGTGTTATCACTTATGAGCACACCGTCAATAGTGGCAGAAGTGTTTGCTGTTATTGTAGTGAATGTTCCTGCGGCCGGCGTTGTCGCACCAATCACGGTGTTGTCCACTGTGCCACCGTTGATGTCTGCTTTGGCTATGACCACATTTCCCGTTCCTGATGCTGAAAGCACAAGGTCCGAGTTTGAAACTGTCGTCTTTATCTCATTGTCCGTTAGATTGATGTTGGAATCTACTGTCAGGTCCACTATGGCCACGGTCCCCGTTCCGCTGGGGCTCAGCACAAGATCATCGTTGGACCTGTCCGCTGATATGTTGTTACCACTGATCGTGATCCCTTCGTTGAACAGAGCGGATCCATAAACTTCTGTGAACATGGTGTTCACGTTCTGCATGGCGGTCCTCAGCGTATCACCTGTGCCGTCGTTTGCGTTTGATCCTACGTTAAGCGTTATCTGTGCCATTATACTTTCACTATTCTCCTCACGAATTTTACAACCTGTGTGTTAGTGTTATTTACGACTCCTCGCAACCTAACATTACCACCTGAAACGTCCGCGGAAATGTCCAATGAGTCATATATGGAAGAACCATCCCCTGCACCGTTGGATGCGCCACCGGTGATGCTGATGTAGGCGTTTGATCCATCATGCACTACGTTGGCTTCAACTAGTTTATACCTGTCCGCTGTGGCGTCAGAGATCTGTATGTGATATTTGGCACTCCTAAAAGTTGATGCATCGAAGGAGTCTATGGTCTGTGTTGAAGAATCACCACTTATCGTCGCCGCGCCATCGGTCAAGTCTGTGTTGTCAAACAGTATGGGTGATGTGAAATATGAAAGTTGTCCATTGCCGTCTGTCTGTAGAACCTGGCTGGTTGAGCCGTCACTGGTAGGGAACTTGACGCCATTGAATGACACCGTGCCCGTGCCCTGACCTGTGAGTTCGAGGTTGGCATTGGAAGTTGACGTAATCGTGTTGTCAGTGATCACCACCCCATCCACAGTGGCAGTGCCGGATGTTGTCAGTGTGGTGAACGTGGCCGCCGCGGTGGTCGTACCACCTATCACTGTGCCGTCTATAGTGCCTTCGTTCACATCCGCACTGGAGATCAACACAGATCCCGAGCCGTTGGCAGTAAGTAGAAGATCAGCGTTTGAATCATTCACCTTGATGTCATTATCTGATATGTTGATGGCAGAATCTATCGTGAGGTCACTGACCTGCACTGTGCCGGTGCCGTTGCCTGTGAGCTCTATGTCCGCGTTGGACTGTGTGGCGCTGATCACGTTGCCGTCGAAGGAAAGTTGTGTCAGCGAGAAGTTTGGTTGTGCGTATACTTCCGTGAAGTTCGCGTTGATCTTGATGCCCGCGCCTCTGATGGTATCGCCCGTGCCGTCGTCCGCCGTTACACCTATGTTGATCAGTTGTTGTGCCATTACGCTATCTTCAGCGTGCCGCCATCATTGTACAGTTGACCTGTGGCCAGACCAGCCGCCGATGTTGGCAGGTTCGCCATTATTACTTTCT